GCCATGATGGCCTGCTTCGCGTGTTGCACGTTCCGTATTGGATCCTTGCAAGGAGAGTAGACTTCGATGCGTATTCCCAGAACCCGTCAGAAACAAAAGATTGTTGTTAGGAGAACAACTCCGAACATCTATCATTTTGACGGCACATGGGTTAACGCTGCAACGATAGAAGGTCCTCATGTTGTGAGTACGAAATTAATTTCGGACTTTTACAACAAACAGGATGAGGTGGAGTCCATACCGGACTACCTGAACCCTTCTGACTTGTTGATCGTTGATTGGAAATCTTCGCCCACTGTGACGGTCTATGACCGCTACTTCGATACAGCACGGACCAAACCGTACGTTATCGGGGCTCAGATTAACGATCTAGGATCGTCGTTGTTGCTAAATCTCGAATCGGCTTGTACACCGCGTGAGCCATCAAGGAGCGAACTGCTCTCTTTATTGGTTTCACGTACGGCACCTGACCGATATGATGCCTCACTACCAGTGATGGTAGTTGAGCTTCTCGAGATTATGACTACCTTTCGCATTGTTACAAATAACTTTGTATCTCTGGCGGGGAGCGGTTACCTTAGTTACAACTTTGGTATCGCGCCCTTCCTTGAAGATGTAAGGTCATTGTTTCAAGTTCTATCAAAGATAGAATCACGCATGCGTGAATTCAACTCACTGATAGGTAAAGGTGGTCTGTCACGTCATTCACAGCTCTTCACAGAGAAGTTCAGCACGACTCAATACGGTATTCCGTACGCGACGAATGCTGGCAGGTGGATGATTTGCGATTACGTTCGCTCTTACGAGATAAACATCTGGGGAACTCTCAGATGGTTTCCGAAGGATGCGGACGAAATCCCTACAGACGAGTTTGAGAAAAGGATGAAAGCCTTTCGGCTGATTCTTGATCTCGATAACCCGTCGTGGGACACAGTGTGGGAGGCCATACCATTCTCATGGTTGATCGACTACTTTGTGTCCATAGGACCGGCGTTGGCTAATTCGTCAACGTTCGATGCATATGTTCCTAAACATACATGTCTCATGTACGATAGGACCGTGACGCACACTAGGGAGAACATTAAAGAACAGCAATCTAGGCCTGACGTCTGGCCAGTGTTCGACGGAAAGTCGACTCTGCGCTCAAGGCGTCGTTATGCCCTTGATACTGATCTTGTTGTCTCCAGTGCTACTGCTCCTGGTTTCGGAGGGCTACTTAGCGCATCCGAGGCTACAAACATCATCGCTCTAATGAGTCGACTGACGACATGGAAGGATTTAGTATCCTCCGTGGCGGAAGCCGCTTCAAAATACCACCCATTTAAGAGGTGAGAAAAGCGATAAACTTGAAAGGAAAAGCAAAATGCCTTCACTTCCATCTACACTGACATTCACTCCTGAGACCGGGGTTGACATTGTTTGCTCGAAAAGCAATCAAGACAACTTCTCGGTTTCATATCGCGGTTCGGCCGAAACTTCGACCGCCCGCGTTGTGGCTGCCATCAAAGTCATGCATCGTGACGAGGGATCCAAAACGAATCCCACGGAACGGCATGCCATCGATGTTCTCATGACGTACTATCCCTTGAACGGGAGTCCGTCATACACCGCTCAGACCTATGTGCACCAGATTCGTCCTCGGGGATCTTCCCCTGACGTTTCGGGTATCATATCGGCTGGCGTTGCGCAGACCCTCAATGCGTCAACGACGCTTGGAGGGGCAGTTCTGGACTGGGGTATCTAATCCCACCAGGATGTCCGGGGTAAAACCCACCGTAGTGTTGTAGCTGGAGTCAGGCCTGGAATCATGAGAAAGGAATTTCAACATGATGAAAAGCCCGACTATTTTGCAAGGTTATATCAAAGCCATGTTTCAAGATGTGGCAGCGATATACTCAAAGACCAATGAGGTGGAACGTGACATGTCACGCCTACTTCATGAAGTGCAGTTCAGAGGGCTCGAAGTCCTCGCTGTTGAACTGCCTTCCCTCTGTAAACACCTTGACAAGTGTTTAGGTTTAGAACTGTACACCAGATCTGGTCTGCCGCTTTCGCAGCCGGCCAAGAAAGGGGTAGTGCTTCCTGTGTTTTTACAGGATCTCTACCTACAGGTCTTTACCCCAGAGGGGATGCTTAGGGTACAGCCTTCAATCACTGCAATAATCGCTCTTAGGCAAATCCTTAAAGGACTGTCTAAGGTTGATCAACAATGTAGAAAGGACCGTATTAGCAATGAAGTTGCAAATTTCAGAGCTATTGAAGATGATCTTCCGGATTATACCCTCCCTTGGGGGGGCGTCTGGCCTGACTATGATAGCATTAGTTATCGTTGTCATCGGATCTCTTTTGTTGACGACTCACGTCGTATCGATGAAAGAGTTCAAGATCGGCCTTTGCCAAGCGGCAGCAGTATTCGACACGACAGTGCCGGACCTGCAGACCCGCGAGGACCGCTTGCGACTTTGCAAAGAGTCGCAGACGTGGCTTCTGCGTCCCTCGGAGACTTCTCTTTCGAGATATCCGATGGAAACAGAATCTTCATCCCTAAGCACGGAAAGGGTCGTGTCTCAAACCTCTCAAGAGCTGTATCGAAATACAGATTTCAAGAGTGGCCAGAGAAACTCGACTGCATATTTCCCTTCGAACTGTACGGAAGCCCAACCCTGGGCCAACGTCCTTACGAACGGGAACTACCCGGTGTGTGCGGAAGCACCTCACCTTCTAAACTAATTGCCGTTCCCAAAACGCTAAAGGGACCGAGGTTAATCGCCTCAGAACCTAATCAGCAAATGTGGATACAGCAGTTAGTAAGTCTGCAACTGCGTTCGAAGATCGACGAGAAGTCGTCGGTTTTCAAAGAATGCATTCGCATAGATGACCAGACTCGCAATGCGAGAATGGCTCTAGAAGCAAGTCGGAGTGGCACTCATGCCACTATTGACCTCTCTTCGGCTTCTGATAGGTTATCTCTCTGGACTATCGAAAGACTGTTCAGGAGAAATTTAAGCTTCCTTACACGTTTAAACGCGTGTAGGACGCCCACTATCAGGAATGGGATAGACAAGTCTTGGGATCTAATCAATCTCAAGAAAGCCTTTTCCCAGGGTAATGCACTTACTTTCCCTACGCAGAGTGTGGCTTACGCCATAATAGTTGCGTCGGCCGTGATCTATGATCGCGGCTTGCAACCTTCTGCGCGGGTGTTGAAGCAAGTTCTTTCCGAGTGCTCGGTATACGGGGATGACATCATTGTCCCCGTCGACCACTTTGAGTCTTCTGTTTACCTTTTGGAGGCGCTTGGCCTCAAGGTTAATCTCGACAAAACGTTCCACAAGGGGCGGTTTAGAGAGAGTTGCGGAGTAGATGCGTACGATGGAGTCGACGTGACCCCTGCGTATGTTAAAACTCTGCTACAGAAGCCTAACCATGAGAAAGCAGTAGCCACAATTCAGGCAAGTAACAACTTGCATATGAGGTTGTGGTGGAACCTAGCCGCATGGCAAAGTTCTCTTGTATCCCACTTGTCAGGTGGTATACCCGTCTGCTATCACAAGGATAGTAAACTAGGTTTCTGGTCCTTTTCGGGCAATTCAACTCGACATTTAAGATCGAGATGGAACCCGAGACTCCACAGGGAGGAGTTCAGCTTGTTTCAGCTGCACTCCAAAGCCGTGAGAGCCGACCATGACCTAGGCTACGATCATCTCTTCCAATGGTTCGTTGAACGACCAAGCCCAGAGAAACACTGGAGCTCAGGATTTGATGAAAGTAGTTCCGCAGTAATGCGGAGGGACTGGAATGCACTCTATGGCGTTGATGAAATGCCAGAGAAGTACGTGAAACTCACGTATGAGTGTTCTCCCAGG